TAGGGTACTGTTGCATCGCCGCTTGGAGTCTGAGCACGCCACGTTCCATGGGCGGCGTCAGCGTATGGACGGCCGCGGCCATGTCGAGTTTCCTGAACAGATTTTCCAACCCAATCACTTTGATCGGCATCAGCTCGGCTCCGCAATCACAGGCCGCCCAAAACAGCGGCAATTGACGTGCGCCGGGATCGTATGTCCGCCGGGGAATGTGCCGCGTAATGGCGCACGCTTGCCGTTGAGCGGCCCACAAATTGGACACTTGCCGGCAATCTCATCGTTGGCTGTCACCCACTCCCACTCACTGACCACGCCACTCTGTTCGTATCCTTCGACAGCCCCTTGTGCGGCGGCTCTTGTCGTCTCCGTGACCGATATGGTCTTAGCCCGCTTGCGGCCAAAGGTCGGCTCCAATTCCTTGACCAAATCCGGCAAGGATGTGCGCTCTTTGAACCAGTCATCGACCGCCGTCTGTAGCCGTGCCTGTGTCGTGCTGTTGATGCCGCGCACCAGCTCATAGCTGTAGCGGCTTGCCCACTCCGCGGCTTTTGAATGTGCCAGCGTCCACTCGAAGCCCAGCCCAATCTGTTCCAGCGTATCCAGCGCCACGCTCACGCCCAAGCTGCTACTCTGCTCCAAATTGCGGCGCAAGACCTCACGCACCGGCTCGCTGGTGGCGGTCACATGCGCCGGCGCTGAACGGATCACATCGTCGCTGGCGTCAGCGGGCAGCAAGGCGCTCAATTGGTCGTCAAAGGCCCCCACTAGGTCACGCTCCAATTTACGCTCCAACTGCGCCCGGATGGCACGTTCGGCGTCGCTCTCGTCGCCCTCATCAGGCGCAAGCTGCAACACCATGGCTTTATAGGCATCATGGGTAATTACCCCATCCGCTATCAATGCCGCGCAAGCTTGCGCGGCGTGTGTCATCAGTACCCGGAAAGGGCGCATCTACCTCGTCAAGGCCCTCCATCCCCAGCGCGGCCATCTTTTCGTCACGGTCAAGCAGGTGGCTATGGAAGGCGTCCACGTCCGGCGATTTCTTGCCCTTCGCCCAGCGTTTGAGGCGTCGCACTTCCTCGTCACGCCCGGCGGCGCTTGACCGTTCCGGCAATTGCCCCTGCTGCTGCTGCTGTGGCGGCGCGTTGAGCCGGGCGATTTGCGCCTCGGCTTGCTGGCGCTGCAATTCCTGTTCCTGTGCCAAATCGGCGTCCAACATCTCATAGGTCACGCCGTCGGGCAGGTTCAGCCCCACCAGTTGCGCGGCGATGCTGGGCCGGATCTTGGCGCCAACATAGGTCGCATAGCTCTGCGCCCGCTGCTCCTCATCTTCCTGCATGGCCGACAAACGATCGGGCTCAAACTGAAAGCGCAGGCCGATCGGCGCAAACATCTGGCGATTCAGCGTGCGCTCAATCAGCTTCGATTCGGGGATGATGCAATTGTTGAGGAAGTTGAGTTCGTCCTGCTGCGCCGTGGCAAAGTTGGCGGCATCAGCGGCGACGATGCTGTGCGGCACGCCCAGCGCCGTGGCGATGGCCTGGCGGCGCTCGTTGGTCAGCTCGCTATTGGTCAGCGACTCCAGCCCCTCGCCGACGACAACGGCTTCCAGCTTGCCGCGGATGGCGGCGGTCGACCACGCCTTTTTGATGCCGCTGAAGAAGCGTTTCCACCACGCCTCGATCTTCTCCATTTCGGCATCCATCGTATCCGGATCCACGCTCAACACCGTCGCCTTGATCGCCCCACGCGCAAAGAAGGCGGCGACAAAATCATTCATGTTGGCGATGACCTGGGCGTCGGCCAAAGCCGCCCGCGCCGGGGGCGTGCCCGGTTCCAGTTCGCTGAAGGCATTGGGCAGCTTGAAATAGACAATATCATCGGGTGTGAAGTCCACGCCGACAGCAACGCTGCGCGTTGGGTCAAGCAGCCGCCTAAAGCCGGCAATGCCCGTCATGCGGTCGTAGAGCACCTGGATCGTGTCGGGCGCAAACCAGCGCAGGCCCAGCGGCTTGTTGTTAAAGTTGCGCTGCTTAAACCAATAGGCATAGCCGCACAGGCATAGCGCCGATTCGGTCAGTTCGAGCAGCTCGCCAAAGTTGTCGAGGAAGGGATAGGCGCTCAGGTCATCGGTGTCGCTGACCAGCTTGGTTTTGCCGCTGAAGATCGCCCACGGCATACCCGCCACGCGGTCGGCGCGCAGGTTGACGCAGGCATAGAGCCAGCCGACCAGGCTGTACAGGCTGCGCGGCGACTCGTCCTGCGTGCCAAAGTAGCTGCCAAAGACGCTGCTCCACTCGTCGGCAGTCCAGGCGGATAGGTCTTTGGATTTGATGGATGCGCCATCGAAAACGGTGAGTCGGTTCATGCGGGTGGCCCGGAAACAAAAAACGCCCACCGGCCATTGCTGGCTCGTGGGCGTCGTGCGCTCGTGGGTTATTTGGTTAATTCTTTATTTTACTTCTTTAGTCTCGACTTCGCTAATCTCAATCAATTGCTTTAGGTCGAACGTGACCGTCTTTTGATTGCGGCGCAATTCCAGCAGCATCTGGACCCGGTTGACACGCCCATAGAGCCGCCCCTGCTCGTCGCGCAGATTGCGCCAGTTGGGATCGCCTGGCTGCTGCGCCGGTGGCTGCTTCATTCGTCCCACGCCATCGACGCGCCGCGGCGCAGCGCCAGCCGCATGAACGCGCCCGACGACGCGTCGACCATGTCGTCGTGACTTCCAAATGGGAAACTCGTTAATTCATCTATAAAAGCCCCGTTCCATGCGCCACGCACCAGCTTGACGTTCCTGGCCTCACACTGCGCGGCAAAGGGCATCGCCCGCACCTGCTTTTCGCCCGTCACCTTTTCGGCCTTGACCTGAAAGCCCGCCAGGTTACGCACGCTCGCCTGCGCCGATTCCAGTCCGCCGCTGCCCGGCTCCTGTTCGATGCCAATGGCGACGTTGCGCCCGTCCATTTCCGCCGTCTGGCGCATGATGCGCTCGCGTGCCAGGGCCGACCATTGGCCGCGCACGACATCCTCAATGTAGAACTGCCCGTCGGCATCACGCGCCAGCTTGACGCCCGCGCTATAGTCGCCGCTGTTTTCGCTGCCGGCCTTGTCCCAATAGCGTACGCGTGTGGCGTCCGCCGGTGCCGCATTGACGATGCTGAACCAGTCGCGCTGAAACATGCCGCCGCCGGGTGGCACGGGTCGCTGCTGGTATAAGCTGGCCCAAAAGTAACTTCCCAACTGACCGCGCAACTGTTGCAGACGCATCACCGGGTAGCGTTCCGGGCAAAGTGCCGCGCCCGCTTCACGTGGATCCGGCTCGACAGTACAGGTTGGCGGAAACGGTTGTGGTTGGTCCGGCTTGATCGCTTCCATACTGACGATATGCCAACCTTCCGGCTCGTCATGTTCTTGCGCTAGAAGCCAGCCCGAAAGATCGGACTCGTGCCACCGCGTTTGAATGATGATGATGGCGGCATCGGGCGCTTGGCGCGTGGTAAACACGCTGCGATACCAATCCTGTTGCTTGGACCGGATCGTCTCAGAGGCGGCTTCCTCGGCATTTTTGAGCGGGTCGTCAATAATCCCTAGATTAAATCCTTTGCCGGTCGCTGCTCCACCTACGCCCGCTGCCCACAAGCCGCCGCCGCCATAGGTTTCCCACTGGCGCATCGCTTTCGCCTGGCGCAATTCGCCGCCGGCTGCCTCGTAGTTACTGCGAGCGTTTCGACTTAAAGAGTAAGCCAGGTCAGCGCCATAGGCCGCCAAGCCCACCCACCGATAGGGATATTGCAACAAATAATAGGCGCTAAATAGTCTGGAAATGGTTTCACTTTTGAAATGGCGCGGCGGCATAAAGACCATAAGCCTTTTGATTGAGCCATCCAGCACCCGATCCAACACACCGATCAGCTGTTCAACATGCCGGTAGAACTCATAGCGCGGATTGACGCGGTGAATAAAATGGGCGAAATTGTCAGCCGTCGCCTGCCGCTGGCGGCTCATCATCAGTTCTACCTGATCGGCTTCCGGCCAGGCGTGAACCATGCGTAGGCTCGGCGGCAAATTGCCCGGTAATTTGGTTGAGGAGGCCGGTAAGGTCCAGTTTAGCGCCATCGGTTTCACTCTGTGCGAATTTAAGCCAATCCAACAAGTCTTTTTCAGTCGTATTGCCCAAGTTGCGGGCAATACGTTTGGTGATCTTCAGTCGTTCGGCTTTGCGAGCGATGCCAGTAAGGAATACAAGTCTGTCAACTTCCTCGCTAAATTCGGGTAGATTCAGCCAACGATAGAGCGTGCGTTCGCCAATGCCAGATATGGCAGCCGCTTCCTCGCGAGTATAGCCATCTGCCAGAGCAAAAGCCGCGTTTTGAGCTTTTGTAGTCCACTGAAAAGCTGCCATTTTCTGCCATCTAGGGCATACACCTATCCCAACCTGTCAAAGCCTATCCGTACCTGTCAAAATTGTATCCCCGTCTTATTGATCAAGTAGCATGGATGTGCTATATATAGCGGCAGGCGATACCTTCACGCCTAAATAGGAGAATCACATGGAACACTACTGCATCCGCAAAATCAAAATGTTTTCGCCTGAATGGGAAATCCTTGACCAGCTTGCCGTTGAGCTGTCCGCCCATGCCCGCAGCGGCACGGCCAATCTCGTCCCGTCTTGGACGGCGCTCATCCGCGGCATCGTACGCGGTGAGTACATCGTTACGCCCGCCAAGCCGAATCAGCATCTATCCCGCATTGACGAAGCCATCGCCGCCAACGACGCTATAGAAGCGGCTGTAGCCAATGAAGAACGGCAACGTGAGCAGGCACGGCTGGATGAGCAGCGGCGGCGCATTGAAGCGCATACTGAGCAGAAACAGGCGGTGGAAAAGAAGCCGGTTAAGCTGACCCAACTACCGATGGAATTAGAACCCGCTTAACGGCGGGTTCTTCGTTTCTACCCATCCTCTTCTTCATATTCCTCGCTGGGCGGCAGCCATTCGATATGCTCAGGTTTGCTGCTTACCTGGCCGTTGCCGCCAAACGGCGGATTGCCAACGATATAATCAAATTGCCGTTCCTGCTTGTCCGCCTTGGCTGCCTTGAGCTTGTAATAGGCCAGCTCCGCCTCCAGCCATTTGCGCTCACGGGTCAGCGTGCGGATGTAGCTGCGTAGCCCGTCCACCTGCTCACGCTGGCTGCGCTTGAGGTCGGTCATGTGGCCGCGGTGCGCGCCGTCGAGCAGGAGCAGGCATGAGATGTAGATGCCCAGGAACATCGTGAGTGCGAACCATTGGTCGGTCGTCATGGGTCACGCCCCGCTATAGAGCCAGATCACCATCCCCACGACCGTTATCCAAATCAGCCCCAAGCAAACGTAGCGGGTCGTCACTTCCCGCCGCACCTGTAGCTCGGCAAACGCCAGGGCCAAGCTGCACACAATCAGGAAGAGCGCCACTTGCGCCGCGTCGGCCATAGGTCACGCTCACAGACCGGCAAGTAAGCCAAAGCGGTTGACGATCCACACGATCAAGATGATCGCGACAAGGACAACGATGACGGCCCTGATCGGTTGCGGCAAGGGAATCTGGGCTAAGGCCCAAAAAAGAATGTAACAGATCAGGGCGATCACGATGACGGCAATCAGCAAACTCAGCAGACCTGACATAGTTCCTCCCTAGCCATTACCGCACACCTGTGCTATAATGAAGTCCTACCAATAGAGATACCCAGGCGGCGCTGATGACGCCCCTGGGCTTGGCACAGAAAGGTAAATTTCTATGCATTCCCAGTATATTCCCACTGCTCATAACTTCAAAAACATTACAGGTCAGCGGTTCGGTCGCCTGATTGCAATTGAGCTTGCCGGTAAAGACCACTCGAAAAAACCGCTCTGGCGTTGCCATTGCGACTGTGGAAATGAGCCTGTCATACGCGGCGAATCTCTGCGTTCTGGGCATTATGTTTCCTGTGGTTGCTATCGTGCCGAACATGGTATTTTCAGCCGTACCCACGGCAAGACAGGCACGCGAACGTATGACATCTGGTGTGGCCTCATTACGCGTTGCACTAACCCTAACGATCATGCCTATCCTCAATATGGTGGCCGCGGAATTAAGATGTACGAACAGTGGCGGCATTCTTTTGCGGCGTTCTATGCTGATATGGGCGATGCACCAAGCAATAGCCATTCCCTAGACCGAATCAATAACGATGGCGATTACGAACCCGCTAATTGCCGATGGGCGACGCGCACCGAACAAAATCGCAATAGACGGCAAGGCTTGACCCTTACTTTTCACGGCGAAACATTGCCGATGGCCGAATGGGCAGAACGATTAGGAATTAGCTACCACACGCTTTACAGTCGTATCCATCAATTGCATTGGGACGCAGAACGCGCTCTGACAACGCCTATCAAAGTTTCAGCCCATGATGAGAACACCATGACTCAGGGCAAACTCTTCCGTTAGACATGGGGCTGAACTCGCTATAGCTGCCATCGGGATTC